AGGGTAGAATGGTTGCGAACGGATAAGCTAGCCTTTACGCTATACTTCTTTAGGACAGCCTTGATGGCTGGTGCTAGGGACTTCTTCATTTCTTGTGATACGTAAGCCATGTTTTGATAACCTCTCTCAATTGATTATGTATACATTATAGCATACTGGACGGGAATGTCAAGTCTTTTTTTAAAGATATTCTGGACCAGTCCATCGTACCCAAGAGAAGTTCTCTTCAAGGATGTTTCCACGTGGCTTGTTTCGTGCAGGGGCTGCCCAACTGGCGGCTTTAAGGATGTCACCCTGCTTAAACAGCTTGTCGGACTCGGTCTTTACGATGAATCCCCACACACTGCCACCAGTGATGATCTTAATATACTTGCTACCCTCAGCAATTTGGATCTTATCAGCAAACTCTTGGACACGCTCTGCTTTGGTGTCTTCATCACCATATTCAGTGCGTGAGTTCCACTGGAAGTAGTCTTGGACAATCTTTTCTTTAAGAATTTCTAACTGTTTTTGCATGGTTTCTCTCTCTTTTCTCAGTTTATGTATACATTATACAACAGAAATGACCATTTGTCAACCACTTTATTCAATTAGTTTCTATTAGTTCTATTCTTTAAGGGCTACACACCCTATTATACACACCTCCACGGGAATGTCAAGTCTTTTTTCGGGTAAGCACCAACCTTTTTCGGGGTTGACAATCGGATCCGCCTGTGCTATACTGTACAGTTAGGTAAATTTTGGCGTAGACACCAAGGCGTGGCGGAGGTCCCACGAATTAAGATGGACGCTTTTTCGGTGGATGCGCTGGAAATCAGTTCAAGTATAGAACTCTGCATAAAACGCCTGTGGCGCATAGCAATCGTCTACGTATCTACATGGTATATCTTTTAAGTCTATAGGTACACCCATTGTTCTTAACTGTTGTTGCTGTTTCATATACATGGTAAGTATAAGAACAAACATAAAGCCTATACAACATAGCAATAAAGTAATCATTCTCTGCGCTTTATCTGTCTCTTCACCCATAGGCAGTCTTCTCTTATGGCGTATATTCTGCATCTCACACCACTGTGCATATGTAATCAGTTCTTCATTGTTCTCTTCTAGCATAAAGAGATGGTCGTGATAGTCTTTTCTATGAAGATGTTTCATGCTGATGCCATTTGTCCTCTATATACTCTTTATTGTTTCGTATATATTCCGAAAATGTGTATAGGGTATCGTTGAAGTTTTGTCTTTCTTCGCAATTCTCCAGGAAGAGTTGATACATGAAGTTTTCTTTTGCTTCTTCCGTTTGGCGTTTTAGCCGTGTTCTTCTGCTCAATGTTCTATGCTCCGATAGTAGGAATGACGTTCAATGTCTGATTCCTCTGTTGCGATTCCATATTGTATTTCGATGATATGGCATGGCACAGGTGTCTCATTGTATATCTGATGCCATGTTCCTGCTTCCACTGTAAAACTCTCTTCTGCTTGGATTGTTTTCACCACAGAATTCTGAGTATCTGGGTCTTCTACAAGAGCATTTATATCATATGTAGGTACGGAAACTCGGACTTTGCACGATCCTTTGCTGACAAACCACTGTTCTGAGCGTTTAAAATGGCGCTGATAACTGATTCCTTTGTACGGTTGAATGACTAACTCTTTGACTTTGACGGAATCGTCTTGCCATAATACGGAATAATGACCCCATTCTCTCGGTGTTGTCACTAAACTTGCAGTGTTATTGAGATAATTGGTGAGAATCTGGGTGCTGGATTCCGTCTTTTCTCCGCCTACGTTGAATGCATACTCCACACCAGCAAGTCCACCTTCTGGTATATTGGCTTCTGTGCGATCTCCGCCATTGCAGAATATGATTTTTTCGCTATATAGCTTTTCTCCTACCAGGTCTTCTAGTCCGTTTCGTGCTGATCCATCGCTATCGTCATGTGCAAATACGCGAGGTCTGCAACCCAGGCTCTCGAGGATCGCTTTGCGTTCTGCGAATGGTTGGAAAGCGGTGCCCTTCTTCCGTATGAGCCATTCGTCTGAGTTGAGAAGAACCACTAATTCGTGCCCTAGTTCTGATGCGCTCTCTAGGTAGTCTATATGCCCGCTATGGAGAGGGTCAAATCCACCTGACACCACTGCGATTCTGTACTCATTTCGATTCATGTTCATATACCTCACTGTCGATCATACCATAGGTGATATGCTTTCTTCCACGTTTCATTACCAAATTGCACCCATCAAATGACACCAGCTTCTCTTTGGTATTCTTCAGGAGCCATTCACGAAAATCCGTAAGACTGTTGTGGCGCGTCTTTCTGACTTGAAAGGTGGATGTATTTTTGCTCATGAAGTGGACTCCTCTCTAGTTCAAGTTACTGATCTTTACGGCTCTGTCTGAATTTACGAACCGTACCATTATAATAGAGCATCTTGTACCATGGTGTATTTCTTGCCATTTTTGGTATGGTGTACTCCCAACCCTGTCCTTCTTTGTCTATCCATATCACATGATGTCCGAACCATCTCTGTGAGTTGTACCATCTCGCTGTACCACCTCGGGTAATCAGTTGTTCCAGTGTCCAGAAATAACAATTACTTTTGTCTGTAAATAGCCGAGCGGGCCATGACCAGAAAAAAATAACCATTAGTGTTGTAGTAAAGGCTACCCTGAGTATTTTCTCCATGCGCTGATACAGTTCTCCTTAGATATGTGGTATATAGCTGGTGTTGTTTTCGGTATATTGCGTAAAGAAATATTGATATAGATGTTCGTGCCATTTCGCTGAAAAGTGTTTCAAGTCTCTAGCCTTACCAGTTGTTTCTGTACTGATAGATTCTGGCACCTGGTACGCGGATGCTACAAGAAACCTAGCATTGTGATTGAGTGATAGACCCTTCAATGCCCATAGATTTTTTGCAGTGTTTACCATCTCTTCTTGTGGTGTGATAAAGATTTCTTCTACGATCTTTTGGTAATTAGTAGGAATGTTACTTCTGACTCCGTACTGTAACCACGTATTACCTTCGTCTATCATATCAGCATTGATTGATGGTGGTTTCCATAACTCTCTTCTCAGCCCAGGTGGCAAGAGTAAGCATATCAGTTGTGGTTTGAGTATTGGTGCCCAAGCCATGGCTGTACGGACACAAGAATCTAACGAACCACCTGGCTGTCCAAAATTGATACAGGTGAATGTATTATGCGTTTGATCCAGTGCCTGTTGAAATAGATATGGTATGGTGTGCTTCTCATGAATACCTATACCAAACATATTACTGCACCCTAGAAAGAATGCACACCTATGTTCGATTCTGGTAGGTATGATATGGTCAGTTCTATAACCATTTTTATTGATTCTATATAAGATTTCTTTTGGTTCGTCTTTGGTACCAGATTTGATCCAACCACTTTCCTGAAGTTTCTTCAAGTTGTGTTTTACATTGTGGTCCCAGTTCTCAGGTGTGTCACTAGGAAACCATTGTCTAATTTCTGGTCCGTTTGACTTTGCGCCATCTGAGGAACTATTTAGAAAAATGTCATCCGATAACTTACTCACTTAGCCTTCTCTACTTACTTTTCTCAACCAGTTTTCGTAATTCCACGGTCCCTTGTCGACCATCTCATTGACTTCATCTTCGCCTAATTTGCTTTTGAAAAACTCTTTCATGAGATTCATACCGACTACACCGCCTACATTTAAACCATATGCTTTACCAGATGCATATGAACAGATAATTCCCACACAAAAAAGTGCGAGATAAAGCAGGTCTTTACCTGCAATTAAATCAACCATTTATTTATTACTCCGTAATTAGGGCGTAAATTTCTTCCCAATTTCTGACCACTTGGATCTCTTCTGGTAAGTTCATGTTCATATTATGAGTATGTTCTACCAGAATACTGTTGTACCCAAGATCATTTCCAACAATTGCGTTGGCTGGCTTGTCTTCTACCCACCAGCATCCTTCGTATTTATTAGAGAGTTCCATCAAGATTTCATCTTTGTCATCACCACACCCTAGGATGTGATACTCTGCAAAGGTATGTTCTCCAAATAGCTTTTTTAAGTTGCTGATTCTTAACTTCTGAGCAAACGGATCGCTACTCATACTGGTAACCGCAATAAACTGGTAACCGTGCTTTTCTGCAAGCATTTTGATATACCACTGGGCATCCCTCAGAGGAGGTAAAAAGCCCATAGCGGCACTAGCATTGAATTCTGCGACCAGTCTCTTACCAGTCTCTCTGTCAAGTCCGTACCACTCGTTGACGTTGTAGAGTTCTTTGTAGTTCTCTACAGCAGGCTCTAACGTTCTGTGGTGCATCCACATGAAGAATGCTTGTTCCCAATCGAGGCATACTCCGTCACAGTCGACCAGTATGTACTTCTCCCTATTAGGCGTACTTTGCATATCCCGTTCCTCCAAGTTTTACTTCAGCCAATTCAAGGCAATACTTGTCGCATTCTCGCTTGAGCGACACATATTCTTGGATAGAAATATCTGGACTTTTCATTGCTTTGTTCAATTTGGTAATAATTACCTCAAGTGTTTCTCTGTTTCTCATTACAAACTCCAATTTAATAACATATTATAGCAGGATTTAGGCTTTTGTCAAGCACTTTCTTGCTGATACCAAGTAGGTACATCACGCTTTTTCCACAATGCAAACCCAGACTTCTCACCAATGTAGTAGTTGCGATATGCCTCAATGGAATCATCTGATTTGTACTGATCTGGCATTGCTGGTGTGGGTTGAGTAAACCCTATGTCTGGTATGTTGGTAGGCGAGTCTCGTAGGACGTGTACCATTTTAGCACAACCATGAATCTTGCCATAGCGGTAGGTGTACTCGTCAAGGGTAGCGAGGAACAACTGGTACAGCCAGTCATAGTTCTGCTTTGATGCTCGACACCAGATATTGGATGGATGGTTCACGTGGGATGCTTTGTATAGGATGTCATCTCGACTGGCATCCGGGTGGCGCCATCGCTTGATCTTGCGACCATTTGCGGTCTTGTCATACCACTCAACACCGTCAAGTACTCGGTGTGCGGTAGATAGTAGTTGTGAATACTCGACAGCCATCTTGACCACGTGCTTGTCTACGTGGTACTCTGCGGCGAGTGTTGGGTTTTCGTGTAAATAAAATACGTTCAATTATACCTCCATATAGCTATACTCTGAATGAGTGCCATTCTTAATAGCAGTATACTCTTCTTCGCCAAAAAAGTCAAGTGCTGATTTACCATCTTGAAATGAAATTGACCTACCATAGGAGTTACTGACTACAGAACCAGAACATTCGGACACAGAATTTATAAATTCCTGATCCACATTGACGGTCTCACCAGCATCACGGAAAATGATACCTTGGTAATTAAAACCATCATCTAAAAGAATTGTATGGGACACCTTACCGCCATATTGTACGCGGCTATTTACCACAACACCTGAAACTGGTTGATCACCATCCAGGTACCCTGCGGTGACTTGCATACCCTGCAAGTTCCACCCATACTTATTGTATATTTCCATCATGCGGCTGCCCTCAGTTCGCTAAGATACTCACAAGCCTCTGCCCATGGTAGTATCTTGCCGTTGGTAAATTCTAGTGAACATTTAAAATCTTCCTGCTCACCATTGATTAGTTTCCATGCGGAATACTTTTTAGCAACTTCTGGTGCCAGGTGATTGTACTCACCATTCACTTCGGTCTGAAGTGCTAACCACGCATCGGACCCAACATCTGGTCCAATATGAATTGCAGACTCCCATGGATCCATAGTGACCGCTTCACAATCGTCCAGCAGGTCAGAACCAATTACATACTCTTGCCAAGACTCGTTGGATTGGGTAATCGCTTGAGTGGCGGCATCCCAGAATTCTGAGTCTGTTGCTTGTTCAACGGACACCATATCGATGATATAGGTATTACCACCTTTCATCTTCCAATACTGAGGACAAGAACCCTTGCCATCCCAGTCATGGGCACCGTAGTTTTCTTCGATTTGGGTATAGATAGCGATTTTCATAGATTACTCCGCAGAAAGACCTTTCCAGTTGTCGGATGAACAATTCTTGATTGCTTCATAGTACATAGCATTGGCATCATCGTTACTAGCGAAACCATACTCACTAGCAAAGTCCATTGATGAAGAAGCCATTACTTGGTCAGAAAGTCCATTCTCAGAAATGATTTCTTGACATTCAGCGGCAGTCTTACCGTAACCAACTTCACACCAGATTGCATCACCGGATGCACCAAAGAACTGAAGTCCACCGTTATTCGCACTTACATAATCTATTAACATTTGATATCCTCTCTCATTTACAAGTATATTATGCACCATTCCTGGGTAAAAGTCAACCCTTTTTTGCATATAAATAGAAGAAAATTGATAATATTTTACAGGATAGCTACATTATGCCCCGTTCCACTCGTTTCTTTCTCTTCCAGCACCGAAAAGAGTTCTGGATAGTTGATGAAGACTCACTCCAGCAAGTACCTAAACCAAGAGAGATGATCATTAAGAAATCATCTGTTGAGGATATACGTGATTATGTAATCACACTGAATACTGCCAACTTGCCAATAGTAGATAAGTGTCGTGACCGCACCGCTTGGCACACACCAGAAGGTAGAGAGAGAATTAGGCAAGCCAAGTTGGGAGATAATCACCCAGCCACAAGTGGGTTGAAAGAGGATCATAAAAAGAAAATATCTGCGACTATGACTGGCACCAGAGGTGGTGAATTTAACCCTATGTACGGTCGTAAGCATACAAAAGATACCATCAACAAAATTAGAATGAAGGCTTTTCAGAGACCCAAAAGAAAATGGTGCGTTGAACCGAATGGCAAGAGGCACCTTGTATTGTTAGAATTTGAATTGCCAGATGGTTGGCAATGGGGTAGATTTTATGATCCGTACAAACCTATGGTTCAAGAGGTGTAAATGTTACCCTATCCGTACCTAACCCACCAGATACACCATCCATATTTTGTTCCTGTAAAGTCATCTGTACATTCCTTGGACCAACTTCCTGTAACGCACTGAGAAGATCACTATAATGTGCTACTTGACCTAATTCCGTTTCAAGTGTAGCCATAATGTCTGGATGTTCTGCAACCGCGGCTGGTTTTTCTAAAATTAAAAGCGCATTTAAAACGTGCTTTTGTTTTGCTCCTTCAAAATAAGCCTGTGCGGCTTTAACCATCTCAGTCTTCATTACTTCTCCTTTTTTGCTTTAGGTTTGCGTTTTGCTTTGGGTTTATTGTATTCCGTAATACCCAATGTAGGTAACATCTTTTCCAGTTTTGGATAGATGTCTAGAAGTTTACCATCTTTTACCGCAGTAAGCACCTTAGCTTCTGCATGATGTAATCCTTCTAGTATCTGTACCCATACGCTTTCACGCCTTGCTTGGCTAATGTTGTGAATTGGTGCGTCTGGGTTTATGAAACCAGAAATTCTACGCCACTCAAGATTAATGGTAGTATTACCCATACCTTCTGGAATATCGTCTTTGATTTTTACGGTGTCTGGCATACCTTCTGGTATACCGAAATCTGGTTTTTCTGCTCCTACACCAATTCTAACAACTGGTACAAGGCACTGTGTTGTGCTAGCCCAATCTTTTAATCTACCGACTTGATCATCAACGGACTTTGCTTCAAGTACCCATGTCAAACCTTCGTCAACTTGTCTAAACTTCTTCATATCAACTCCACTATTTTATATTAACAATACTATTTAGTCATCCTCATAGCCAATTATCCACCAGACTACGAATAGTGTACCAAATATAATGTACATAGCAAACTGAAAAAGATCCATACTAAAAGTCCTGTATGACATTCATCATGCCGGTTAATTGGTATTTGACAAAATAGTTAAACATATCACCACGACCCTGTCCAAGTTGTGACTCGTAACTGTCAACTATCTCTTCACAGATAGCTGTAGGAGTCATGGAGAGATCGACCAGTGCTTTGTTTCTGGTATACCCATGTGCCATATCACCCGTAATCCACTCTTCAGGTGGTTTTGCTTTCCACTCTGCTAATAGAGTTTTACGAATAGGTCGCTGTCGCTTGCCTTCTACAAAACAGTCATCATCGCTCAGTATGTTAGGCACACCATCACCCTTGTCACCTGTAATGATGTGTTCCATTATAACATGGTCAGCGGGTTCAGTAATTTTGATCAGTCGCTTCTTACCAGGTGAGTATTGTGATACATTGCTATACTTTTGTAATTGGTTGAAGTCATGGTCACCAGATATAATCATAAATGGCTGTGGTTCTTGAAACAGAGGATGTTCAGTTAGGTCATTAGTCTGACTATAAGTAGCCAGAGCACCAATCACATCATCTGCCTCTGCACCATGTACATTGATTACAGGGTAAGGCATGAATTCATCAATCTCATCTCGCACTGCATTGAGTGCTTCAAAGATAGAGTTCCAATCTAGTCCACTTGCATCTCTACCTTTCTTACGACCAGCTTTGTACTGCGGAAAGATTTCTCTGCGCCAGTAGTGCCTATTGTCACAGGCGATTACAAGTTCACCATACTCTTCACCAAACTTGGCTCTATAAGAGCGTAGGGTATTGAGAATCATATGTCGAATGAGAGGTACATTTACCTCAATGGATGAGTCTTTACGGTGATTGATCTCAGCCATAAAGTTACTGATTGCAGTTTGGGAATAGTCTACAACAATCATACTAATTCCTCCTCGAGTCTTGCCATGTGTTCAGCATAAGCATCTTCACCCTGCCATGTCACACCAATATCTGGATAGAATATACCCTTAGTTCTTTTTGGTGTACCATCTGGGTTGTATGCCATTGCGAGACATGATTGTTTAATCCTCATCGAACGGTGTTCACCGTAGAACATATCGTTCCATACACTACTACGAATATATTGTTCCATAGACCGGATGTACCCTTCAAGAGATGCAACTTTTGCAATGCCACCTTTGGCACCACTTCGCTCTTCTTGTTTGGCACCCTGCAACTTTTCTTTGTTGGACTTAATCCACTCTCGCACTTTTACAAGTGACAAAGGATCATCATCGGGCTTTGCTAATACATCTGGGTGAATACCAGTATTCTTTGGAGGGTTTTTCTTTGCTCTTGCTTCTCTAGCTTTAGCAAGTCTAGCAGATGCCGCGGCTTTCTGCTCTTCGGTCATCGGCTTACGTTTCTTACGTATTTTTTTTGGTTCTTTACGAAACTCTTCGTATTTGATCTTTGGTTTTGCTTTTGCCATGATAGGACTCCTGTTTGTATATTGTAATATTATATATTAACAGGAATCCTACCAAATGTCAACCTCTTTTATTCAAAAGATTTGATGCTGTCAAGCCTCATGGCTCTCCAGTCTTTCTTGTCCGTATCGAAAACGGTCAAAGTTGATGCGTTTCTCTGCGTGGCAGATACTTGCTCTCCGTATACTTTGTTAAGCACGGCAGGGTCAAGTGTCGCATTCATCACTCGCTCACTTCCATCCACTTTCGTGAATGTGATCTTTTTGGTGCCAGATTGCAACTGGCTAATATAAGTTTCTTTTGTCATAATATCTCCTATCCGATACATACGCGACTACGTAAGTCGCTGGTTGAAAAGCGGTGATCCCGCTTATTAAAATACAGGGCGATGTCTCGCGCTTTGCAAATATCTTTCCCTGTAAAGTCCTTCTCTTTATACTCTTCCCCTAGAATTCGCACATCCAATGAGTACATGGATAATATGTCTTCTAGGTCTTTTTCACTACTATACGGAATTATTTCATCCACATAGCGAATAGCCTTCAATTGAGTATACCTCTCCACTATGGATTGGATTGGGCTATTCTTCTCTGGTCTGTCGTAGGTAGGATTTACCTGTAATCCACAGATCAGAAAATCACATTGTTCTTTTGCATCTCGCAACATTTGTACGTGCCCTGCATGAAGCAGGTCAAACGCCGAGCAAGTAAAGCCAACTTTCATATTCATAATCCTTATTATATATGGTTTAAAATCAAATGTCAAGTATTATTTTTGCAAAATGTCGGTGCTGTGAAGGACCATAGTGTAAACCATCTCTTGCTTTTTCGTGTGGTATAGGACCTCCATCAAAGAAATTTTCAGAATCTAAACAAGTAAACTTACTACCATAAGTACTGCAAATTTGTCTCATTGCCAGTAAATTTTTAGTTCTGTTTATCTCATAATCATTGAGTAACAATATGTCCCATTTGCTAGATTTAGTTGGCAATACATTGATGCTATTTCCATTAGGATCAATGATCTCTCTTCTGTTATTTGGAATCTGTAAGAAAACGTGCTTAGACTTCATAACTGGCAGCCACTCATCTAATACTCTGAATGCAGAATCTAGACTACCTGCACCAACTGCTAAATTGTAGTATGGTAAACCCATCTCTTCTGCTACTAGATGACACCAAATATTATGTACTGGTAATCCTATTCCGAATGTATGGCTACACCCTAAAAATATTATAGAATTTCTGTCTTCGCCATAAAACTCTTCTGATCTGAAACCCCATGAGTTTGTGGTATAGTTTATGGGGTCACCAGTCCAGTTACTATTAGAGCCGTCTGGTATATAAAAGGGTTGATTTAAATTACACAGGTGTTGTGTATTGGCACCGTAACAGTACTTATTGCTCATCTTTGCTATCAATTATCCATTCCATTTTCTTACGTAGTCCGCGATCAAGTCTTTTAAACTGTTCAACTTCATCTTCTGTAACGTTTGGTGAATCTTTGACTGGCTGTGGTTCTGGTTCTGGTGCTATACCAAAATCTACTTGTGGCTTCTCTAAGTCTTCCTCGCCTATAAACGTGATACTTTCACCTCTACGTTCCATAAAGTTCATGTTGGCGGCTATGACCAGCAGTATAGCAAGAGGGTCAAATACAAATACAAGCATAATGATAACAAATCGTACCGCTTTGTCAAGTACCTCTGTACTGGACTCACCATATATCAACTCTGCAATATATTTTAATGGACCAACTTCTGCTTCTAGTCCAATCCTATCTGCCTTGAGCGGAAGTAACGTTTCTTGAAACGATTCAATTTTAGACACCGCGGTGTCGATTGCCAAGCTGAGAGCCTTTCTTTCCTCTTCCTGAGACTTACGTACAGCGGTCGCGCCCGACCTACCCCGTATCCTGTCATACTCAATGAGAGTTTCAACGGTTGTGTTGAGTTGATCGGTCTGTCGTTGTGCAGTAGTGATCTTATTCTCTTCAACCGTGATCTTTCTTTCCAAATTGGTGATTTGTAGTGCATTGCCACCTCCTGTTAATACTGTTTGTTCTATATGTGCTTTGGAAAGATATCCAAAGATACCCATAGACGTAATGATTGATAAAATTATTACAGCGGCTGTAAAATAAGTCTTCATGATGAAACGGGCTTTCTGCCAGTTTCTATACAACCAAGATGCTGTGACCAATTTTGCTATTTCTAATACGATACCCATAACCATGATAGAAAATGCGGCTGTTGGAAAGATTGCCATAAGACCTACAATTGAGAACCAACCTGCTACGGCTGATACTGCTAGTGCGGATGCAATTAGTAATAGTAAGAATGCCATTTATGGTTTCCACTTAATTGGTTTAAAATCTGAGAGGTGACTCCTTCGCAATCTGATATTCAACATATCGTTTAGACAATTGGGGTCTTCTCGCTGTTGCCATTGCAATAAAAATTCTTGCATTTTAGCATAAGACTTTTGCGTATATATCGCTAGAGTCTCTTTCTTTAGATCACCTTCGTACTCGGTAACATACTTAGAACTACCAAAATACTTTTCATAAAGTTTTTCAGACTTACAAGAGTACCCAATGTAGTATTTGCCATCTGGAAAATAGGTACAGTACACACGGTGTACTTTGGGTTCTTTTGCCTTACGTTTCTTTTTCTTCACAGCCATAATAGCACCATAATAATTAACGATACTATTATTTATATGATTAAAATGAGTGTATGTATATCCACCAGTCAATCAAAAATATTAGAAATGCTTGCATGGTAACTGCACCCAAAACTATACAGGTAGGCAATACAGCATTTGCTTTTGCGGGGTGTTTATTTACCCACTCTTCTAATTCGTTCTCATTCATAAGATATTAAATCATAAAATTGTAAACCAGAGCGAATTTTTTTATGAGAGGGCTGTATGATTTTCCTGATTTCAGTCAGTTCTTCTCTTAATAACATCTTATCACTTTTACCAAAACTTTTTATTTTGTTTCTGATCCACGTATCTTGTTCGTATGCTCTTTTTCTTGCATCTTCAGTTGGTGTATATGATGACACGAGGTCCATATATTTTAAATGTTCACTTGGTAAAGGATGCATATCTCTTGTGCCGTTCTTGCCAGAAGGATCTGGCCATCGACCATTATATAAAACATCCATTACACTTGGTTTAATTCTTTCTAACTCATTTCCATAAATATCTGCTATAGTTTTGGCTTTTTCAAATATATTATTAGGTCCAGAATCATACTGGTCGTATCTTTCTGTTATTGGTATCATACTGTACATTTCGTACTTACATCCTATATGATTCAACAACCATACCGTATTTGCTATCGTTGTATAGTCTCTTAAAGCATACCATTGTAAATCATCTGGGTTGGTTCTTCTATTACCAGCATTTTCCCAACCGATAGTTGACCATCTATCTTCTCTTGCGACATTTGTCCACATAATAAGAACTGTATCGTCTTTGGTAATATTGTGAGACTTATGACACTGGGTAAGTCTTATTGATATAGACTGGTTACCACCGCCTGTCATACCCCAATTCTGAACTTCATTGAATTGATCTGCAATAGAATCAACCCAAGTTTGCCAGTAATAGTTCGTAAAGCTACAGCCAAAAGCAAACAGTCTATTCATCTACAGACAGGTCCTCACCGTATCTACCACGCTCTCTGTTGCCGTCACCATTGAGTTCCGTAGAATCTTGTTGTATGTGCTTGAATGATTTCTTATCTTTTTCTTTATTAAAGATAGCATCATAATTTTTATCGAATGCTTCTTTATTGGTGGGTCTCTGTTTACTACCTTTACTCACACCAGCTTTCCTTTTTGTCGCCAAAATACTCTCTGGCATAACCGTTTGCTAAAAGTGCATCTCTGAGGGATACCCCATCAACAATTACATCACCAAGAACACGACCACCAAACTTGTCCCACTTCATGATCATTACCTTGATATCTTTTTCACCGTGAAATAACATCTGTTCAGTAAATTTAGATGCTTGCTCACCCAAATCTTTCTCATAGTCACACGAACCACGCCAAGACTTTTCTGGTGTGTCAACACCATAAACTCGGATAGACAATTCTTGTTTCAAAGGTGCTGGTAGAAATGATGCTTCAAATGCTACCGTGTCACCATCAATAACTCTTGTGATTGGGAAATCATAGATTTCTGCATCGGGTGTACCGTAAGCGGCACCTGTCCATAGTCCTACAATAAAAAAAGTTGCGTACATTAAAATCTTATTCATTGGTATTTCTCCTACCATTCTTGTTCTAGATCAATTGAGTTATCATCGAATTCATCGAATTCATCTTCTACAGGTAAACTATCTTCTTCTTCAATAGGTTCACCACAAAATGCACAGTACTGTGGTAAGTAATGTGTCTCAGACATATCATGTTTTATCTGGTATACTGCCTCACAAGACATACACTCTATTGTTTTAGGTTTTTGCATATAATTCTATACCTGCCTTTTTTAAAAATGAATCACCAGCTCCTTTCGATGCTTCATAGAATTGTCCATAATATACTTTAGATATGCCTGCCTGATAAATCAGTTTGGCACACTCAATACAAGGAAAATGCGTTATGAACAGAACCGCATCTTCTGAACTTTCAGTTGACTTTGCCAGTTTCATCAATGCATTTGCTTCTGCATGGAGTACTTCTGGCTTGGTCTTTCCGTTTACTTCACAGTCGTTGTCCCAACCAGAAGGAGTACCATTGTAGCCTATAGATAAAATGCGTGTATCTTTTACGATAACACACCCGACTTTTAGTTTTTTAGCAGTAGACAGTCTTGCTGTTTCTTCTGCTATGCAATGGAAATAATCAATGTATTTTCTATTCATATGTATACTACCAATTATGTATATTTCCTGCAATGATAAAGAAACAAGTAATGAAATTTACTAAGACTACAATGCTACGAATGATTGCAACACGGTCTGCGTCTTTACTGTCATCTGATGCTTTCTCACCAAGAGACATAGCCCATAATTTCCACAGATATTTTAGCTTGCTGTCTCCCATTTATGCCGCCCATACGTCAGACCAGTCACCATCCAAAGCACCCCGAGCATAGTCAGTAGCACGGTTCTCAAAGAAATTTGTATGAGTAGGTGCGTTGATCATTTCTTCTACCCACAACAATGGGTTCTTTTTGACTTTAAAGATACCTTTCATGCCAAGAGATATCAATCTACGATCTGCAATGTATCTGATATATTTTTTGACTTCTTCTGAAGTAAGCCCTTCCATAGGACCTAGAGCAAATGCAAGGTCAATAAACTTATCTTCAAGTTCTACCATTTTTTCTGCTATACTGTAAATCTTTTCTTTTGTTACATCATTCCAGATTTCCAAGTTCTCATTTACATATGATCTAAACAATTTAATCATTGATTCGGCATGCATGGTTTCGTCTACAATTGACCACGTGACAATCTGACCCATACCTTTCATCTTACCATGTCGCGGAAAGTTCAACAACATAATGAATGAGGAGAACAATTGCATACCCTCAGTAAATGCGCTAAATGCCGCAATATTGGTAGCGATACTTTGCTTATCACCATTTGTAGAAGATAACTCAACAAAATACTGGTGCTTGTCTGCCATAGCCTGATACTCCAGAAACTCATTATAAGTTGACTCTGGCATACCCAATGTCTCAATCAAATGACTGTACGCGGCTACGTGGAGTGCCTCACGTGCGGCAAAACCCATAAGCATCATTCTTACTTCTGGTTGTGGGAAATGAGGTAGATAGTTATCTACATAACCACCTGCTACATCAATATCTCCTTGCGTGAAGAATCTAAAGATATTAGTAAGAAATCCTTTCTCTGCGTCAGATAACTTATTTTTCCAATCTTTTACATCTTCAGACATAGGAACTTCAGTGTGAAGCCAGTGCGACTGTTCGTGCTTTAACCATGCGTCATATGCCCATGGATAATTAAATGGTTTGAAATATTCTCTCGGGTCTTGGAGTCCTAGTTTGGGTGACATATCTTTTCCTTATTCGTTAATTAGTTTGTCAAATTCTTGTGTCATTGAAAAATCCACTAGGTCATTATAACCACCAACATGATGGTCTCCTATATAAACTTGTGGTACTTGTCCTGTTGGTTGGTGCTGTACTTCAAAATCGACTTCCATTCCCTGTAAAAACATCTTTGCTTCACTACAATAATGACAATCATCCCTTGATTTAATTAAAACTTTACTCATTTCCTTTATCCTGTTTGTTAATTCGTTTAAAACCCCATGCTCTCTCTGCACACCACCAACAATTATTACACCTGCCTCTGTTCTGTTCTGTACAACTGTGGGTAATTGGCATAATATCTTCTGCTATGCCTAAGTCGAATCCTAGTTGTATAGTTTGGTCTTTTGTTAAATCGGCAAAAGGATGTGAAACATATTGCTTCTCATGTTCTGTTGGTGTAAACCTATCATTGGGCATAGGATAACCTTTTGGCATCATGTCCCTTTGATCTGGTGGGTATGCATTCATTCCATTAAAGAGGTAATCTGCGTACCCCTTATCAAAAATTTCATGTGCGCCACTCGTTACGTAGTCTGAAGGATTTTCTGAGGTAATCTGCCCTACTATGCGGGTAGGCTCAAATTCATATCCTAACTTTTCACTTGCCCATTTTAATACGAGATTGGCATAATGTTCAGCGCCGTCTAATTTTGGTACGGTATAAGCAGTACATTCTTGTCCTCTTTCTAGACAAATCTTCTTAACCATGTACCATAAACAAGCACTGTCCCAACCACCAGAAACAACAATCGCAATTCTTTTTTCATGTGGTATTGATATGTATAATTTCATAAAAGTAGAGATCATCATCCTTCACAAGCCAAACAATCCTCATCGTTTGCAAGCGCGGACATATCAAGTTCTTTGATTACATCTCGCTCAATTCTCTTGGACACCTTATCGGCTTTACCTAGTTTCTCAGAGCGACAATAATATAATGTTTTCAATCCTTGTTTCCATGCCATAAAGTGTACCGCGTGGAGATATTTAATATTTACATCTGGTCTAAAAAACAAATTTAGAGACTGCGCTTGGTCAATGAATGTTTGGCGTGTGGCCGCGTGTTCAATAACCCATCTCTGATCAATTTCCATTGCAGTCTTGTACACATCTTTCTCGTAATCTGTAAGGTACTTCAAGTGTTGTACTGAACCATCATTTGAGATTATCGAAGACCAAGTTTCATCATAATCGATCTTTTCGCCAGCATCAATTTTATCTTTAATGAGGTTGTCCAGATGCTTATTTTTGTTGAGGTACGCGCCACTAAGTGTGTCCTGACGGTATGCGTTAGCCCTATAAGGCTCAATGCTCGGCGAAGTGTTTCCCATAATAATACTACTACTAGCATTAGGAGCGATAGCCATAACGTGGCTAAATCTTCTACCCGTGCCCTTTGCATCAATAGCCTCGCCTCTCTCTTTACCCAGTTGTAAGTTTGCTTCATCTAATTTGCTCCTAATAAGTTTGAACATTCTTAGGTTAGCACCCTTTGTCAATGCACTTTCCCAAGGTAGTCCTTTTTTCTGTAGGTAAGCATGAAATCCCAATGCACCAATTCCAATACTACGTTCTCTAGTTGCTGAGAACTTGGCACGGCTTACCTCATCTGGTGCGTTGTCAATGAAAAATTGTAATACGTTGTCCAACATCTCTGCCATATCTCTCAAGAACATGGGGTCTTTTGACCAAGCATCGTAATGTTCAAGATTGACTGAAGACAGACAGCATACCGCAGTTCTATCTTTATTAGTTGGTAGAATGATCTCTGAACATAGATTAGATTGATGAATCTTTAGACCTAGTTCTTTCTGAAATTCTGGTAATGCTCTGTTGCTAGTATCGATGTAATGGACATATGGCTCACCAGTTTCCATTCTCATTTCTAGTATTCTCTGCCACAATGCTTTTGCTGATACCGTTTCTCTTACTGCACCTGAATGTGGATCACATAGATTCCATCCGTCATCTGCTTCTGGATCTAACATACATCGTTCAATGATTTCCATAAAACGATCACTGACATTGATACCATGGTGTAGATTTAGACATCGAACATTTTGATCACCGGTTGGCTTACGCATTTCCAGAAACATGGTAATGTCCGGGTGCGAAATATCGAGGTATGCGGCATAACTTCCGCGTCTAGTTTTTCCCTGTCTGTATGCGAGACTACTTGCATCGTAGGTTTTGAGATGAGGCATGACGCCAACAGATTTGTCATCGGCAGCACGGATGCCAAACCCAATCCCCACACCGCCACCAAGCATACTAAGCCAGTTTGTTTCGGACAGATTTTCAACTAGCCCCTCCGCAGTGTCGTTAATGTAATTTAAAAAGCAAGATATTGGCATACCTTTTTTGGATCTGCCATACGATAAAATTGGTGTAGAATAAGACAACCAATGTTTGGAAGAATAATCGTATAATCTCTGTGCGTGTTCTTCATTTGAAGAAAACTGTTTACTTACAAAGGCGAATCTTTCTTGTGGACTCTGTTCATCCTCGCGCATATAACTTTCTTTAAGTCTTTGTATTCCTAGTTTATCAAACAGACCATCGCGTGATAAATCTATTTGTAGTCCTAAATATTCTTGTTTCGCCATCTCTCTGTTACCCTTAAACGATTAAACCACTGACTGCCTGTCTATAAGACTTTTGAATATCTTCATTCGTGGGGGCAACAAAAACAATACCACCTGTATAAAAAGACATCTCTTCTGGATTTTCTACTCCACTGACACAGACTCCACGTGCAAATCCCATACCTTCTGGAGTGTTGATTAGCATACGAGGGTCTGTAATTATTAATTTGGTGGTATTTTCATCTTTAAATTTTCCTATGAACTCACCTGCCGCGGTCACTACTGAAATTATATCATTCTTCTTCATTAATTTATGTCTCCAAGTTTTTCTAAAAATAGTTCTGTATGCACTTTGTGAAAGTTTATTCCAGGGTGCATCAAGTCTCTTGCTATGTTATATTTGGTACCTATATTATCTTTATATGCTTTCGTACCCATATCGTGTCGGGTCTTACAATCTATTACGATCAACTCAACTCCATGCATATCGCACCAAGTATGTATTGCTAATAAATTCTTTGCGCGAGATAGTATTCTCTCGCTCGGGTCTAATGGTAGATTAGTTTTCCATTCTGCATTTGACCATGAGCCAACATTCTCTAAATAAATCTCTCTGACTATAGGAGAGTTTTCTAACATTAATACCGTCTTAGATTTTAGAGTAGTTAACCAAGTATACAGTATTCTGAAGGAAGAGTCAAGCGAATGCATTGGTAATGATAAATTAAATACGGTTCTACCAGTGCGTTTTTCTATCATGTCAGGCCATGTCATTTCTCTAGGTAATCCAGTGCCAAATGAAAGTGAATCTCCTACAGCAATAATAGCATCTTCTTCTGGTACGAACTCTTTATTTCTAAAGCCATAACTATTGAAATCGTATGTAATTTCATAATCTAACCATCCAGCACTTTCAATCTCTTCTTGGCGTTGTTGATTCTTTTCCCAGTTTTCTTGACTGTCTGTTGAGTACCAAAATTTTCTGTTGTCCAATTTAGTGTCTGGGTTCATACTCTCTCGCATGGACTCAAGAGGAAAACCAAACTTAAATTCTTCCATCATGGTACTAATAAGTTCAGGAGAATCCTCTGATTTATCCCAGTACCCCTTACGCAAAATATTACTGGTTTCATAAAATGAGTTTGCAAATGGTGTTTCAATCATTCAATAATGCCTCTAATGAAGGTGTGTTACGTGGTTTATAAACTTTTTTCCAGTACTTGGTATTTTTTCTTTTACCATCTTTTTCGTAAATCTTCATACCTTCTGGGAATTTGTTTCTAATGAATTCAAGTGCGCCATAATGTTCGTCAGTCTGAAAATAATCATCCAACTTCTCTTCATGCATATCAGTCCAGATTACTCTAGAGTCTTGCATACTTGATCTAAGAGAACCATTGTCATACATCCACTCTGTAGATTGTCTGGTATTGATACCCTTAGATAAACATTCATAAATGAACAACACATCCTCTGCTACACGAATAGAAGTTATATCCATTTCATCAAGTACTGGTGATAACATTCTACCGTCAACAAATACCATAGAGAATATACCTTTGGTATCTACCCATTCAGCATTTGCTGGTGGTGCTTCACTATTTGATGCACCCGCAATACCAATATCGTCTTCATCTAACCAAGATGATAGTTGCTCAAAGCACCGCAAAATCTCAGATGAAGTTGCAGGCTGTCTGCTTGTCTCCATGTTTGATTCGCCTGTCCAGTACTTTGAGTTTCTTCTCTTTAGGGTTATATCATCGTCCACCACTGCGTATTTTACGGCACCAGCGTGTTTATGAATGAAGTGTCTAGTCTGTGCTAGTTGTGTCCAGCTACCTACAATACTCTGTGGTATCTCAAGGTACTCACAGTCATAGTTGTACAGGTGTCGTTCATCTGGTTGGACTACCATTATGACTTTCTCTTGAAGTTCACGAGGCAGACTTTCAAAAAATATTTGATTGTCTGCTCTTCTGACTGTAGGTATATAGATGCTATGAATCAAGATTATCGACCGCTTCTGTCACATTAGGAAACTGTGCTTCAATAACTTTCCAAGCTAGTTCAGCAACTTCCATATGCTCTGCTTGAGTGCCATTTGTTTTACGTAACTGACAATAATGAATCCAGCTTCTGAGTGTACCAGACATATACAATGTAGTCATCGTGTTACCTTCTGGTAAAATGGCACGTGCTTGTTCTTTTGCGATGCCATTGTCTAATGCCCACTTGTATAGTTTTTTAATTTTTTCTGTTAGTTTGACCTGTTGCATATTCCACTCTTCAGCAAGTTCGATTTGCTTAACATCTTTACGGTCAATCGCTATACTGTTCTGGCGATTCTTTTTGTCTTGTAGTCGCGCTTCACGGGTTACGAAATCGTTAGATACCGCATACCGCTGACTGAACTCTTGAAAACTAAAACTACGATGGCGAATAATCTGTCTGGATATGTCTCTGGTAGTAACTATTTCCATAGTCATAGATACCATTTCAAACGGAGACCAGTGATTCTCCTTGATCAAGTAGGAAAGTAATTTTGGTGCAGTTTTTTCGTTGTTCTGATTCCCTGGGTTGCTAACACGGGCGGCATAAGCTACTAGTTCTTCTGCCGTTCTTGTTCCCGTGATAGCACTTGGGGATGTCAAACCTATCAATTTTACTGATTGTTGCATAATATAGTCCGTGGTTAAGGGATTAGGTTTTTATTTTTTCTTTGCTGGTGCTTTTTTAGTACCTGCTTTCTTAGGTCTACCACGTCTTGGTTTACCTTTGACAGCATCAACTACATCGCCAGCTTGGTCAGCGACATCTTTTGCGGCTTCTGCTACATCTGAAATCTCTTCTTTGACTCGCTTAACTCTGCGTTTAGTCTCAGTTTTGATTTCGTCAACGGTATCAGTTACCTTATTTTTAGCATCCGCCACTGCGTCTTTCGCATCTTGGGAGGATACCACACCGTCTTTGTTGTAGTCTAATACACCAAAAAAGGCTTTGATCTTTTGCCAAATCGTCATGTTCAATTTCTCCTAACATTTTTTCCATGAAGATAATTTCATCTGAGCCTGAAGACCAGCAAAAGTATTATTACGTATTATATCAGAAATACGTTGCCGTGTCAACCCACTCAGTACCATTTCATTAATATCTTTACCAGAAACTTCGTCTGGCCAGATACAAATGGAATACTGCAAATCTATATATTTCTTCATTAACTTACAGATTTCAGTATTCTTAGGTTGATTATCAAATACGATATTCAACCGTTCTTTGGGCAAATTGAGACTCTCTATCTTTGAGAAACTAGTTCCCGATACAGAGATCGCATTGTCCAAAAATAAGCTATCAAGTTGTCCTTCAACCACTGTGATTTGCTCATTCACATCGATCTTATCAAGACCGAATACTGTTGGTGCATCTTCATGCACCTTAATAATAATGTAACGTAGAGATTCTCCACGCATTGCTCTAAGTGCTACCGACAGAAGTTTTCCATTGCCGTCAAAAAAAGGAATGGCAAGGCGTGGCTCTTCTGTTTTAATAGACTCTTTATACTTATGATTCAATTGAACCACGTCTTGGATATTATCAACATAGTACAATCTATCATACGCACTTTTTGGTATAGCCCGTGACTCACAATATTTTACCGCTTCATGATCATACGGTAAAGTATCAAGTCTATCCATTAAACTATCTATAAGACTTTTAGGCTTGGGTGGTATGGGTGCAAACTGTTCACGAAACTTAGGCTTAAAGTCTGGCAGTTCTGGTTCTTTATGTGAAGTGAATTTTGATTGTCCGTTTTGATATCTCTCAAGGACATATTCTTTGTAAGATAGCTGATCTAGTTGCTTCAGCATATTACCAAAATTTGTACCATAATCACAGTTGTGGCACTTATAGAACATACCACCTTCTTTGCGGTAAAAGTAACCACGCATCTTACTCTTTTTCTTTTGGGAGTCGCCACAGATAGGACATCTCACGTTGAAGAGATAATCGTCTTTTCGTTTAAATCTTTCGAATCTATGGGATATTAAGTTGAGGTATTTAACGTCAATATATAAACTCATGATATAACCCTGCCATTTAGATCACAGTATAACTGGATCTATGTAGAATGTCAAGAGAAAAATGATAAAATTTCTAGGAAAGTTCCTATAATAAAGCCACCCGCCATTGCGGCTCCAACACTGATCCATTGTCTACGTTCTACAGACTTCAATCTACTTTCCAACTCGCTCTGTACCTTCTGATTTGCTTCCATACCAGTTCTGAGCATACCCTTAATTTCGCTCATGGCATCTACCAGCCTCTTGTAGTCATCTCGGAGTTCTTCCTTGATTTCTCTACTTTGGGTAGTAATTCTAGAATGCAACTCTTTTTCCATTGCATCTTGTTCTTCTCTACGTTTTTCTACCAATTGAAAAAGTTCTCCAGTATCTATCGCAGTAGCCGCTATTCTTTCTTCATGCACCGCCAGTAATTGGTTAATTGAATTAGAAACTTCACCCATTTTATCAATGGCGTCATCTAATCTTCCAAACAACCCCGAAAGGCTATCAACATTTTGCTCCAATAGAGCGACTTTCGTATTAAGTTCAGACTCAACTGGCATTTTTCTTCTTCTTCTTTCTTCGGTTCATGGGCATCAGTACTGGATCTCTGCCCGGTTCACCCTTAGGACCTATTCCAATGCCATCAATACCACCTGCTCCCACTGACATTGCGGCTTCGTCTGTGAGAAATGACTTAAATGACATAAGGTTATGATCTTCTAGTAAAGTGGCTTCTTTAATAACATTTTCATCTTGCATATACAATTCTAGTAGATCGAGGTTATCTTCTGCTTCTTCGCCATGTTCTCTCAGTATAGCAACTGCGGCGGCAAATGTCAAGAATCTTCTTGCATTCATATCAGAAGATTTTAACAATGAAGACTTAACTTTAAGAACAAAACGAGTCAGCATTGTCCAAGAGTTGCGTTCTTCTTCTGTCTTAGGATTTCTTAATTTTTTACCATTAGCATCAATGACACCCAATTTATACGCATCAAAGTCCTCAATCTTAGTTGCGAACAATCTAAGAATTCGGTAGACAATTAGTGCATCAATTGTACGTGACATTAAATATTCCTAAGTAAATTTATGATCTCAAAATTTAGTGGTATATCTGTTTCTTCTATCTTAACACCACCAGTCACAATTTGTTCCATTGGCATTCTATTTAAAAATACCAAAAATGTTTTCAATATGGACCAATGCTCTTTATCTATTTTAAAAAACAACATTGATGTAGCAGATTTATCAAATACATTGTATAAGACTATCAAATGATTGATAATCAATCTGTCTTTGAGTACACCGCTACTTTCATATCTATTAAATAATCTTTTTAGGTACTTAAATCTCTTAGTATCTTCTTCAAAATCATCTATACCAGAACATTCTGGATTGTTATAATTTTTAAGTGCATAAACCAAGAAAGTATCTTCATTCAATTCTATCATTAAGTAAATTCTTTATATTATGATACGGTAGCCGTACCTCCAATGCAATACCACTTGTCGTTCAAGTAAATAATCTGGGCAGTGTCACCGGCGTTAGCGAAAGCAATCGAACTGTGTCCTAGCTGTGAGTCTTGAAGCGTCACAGTATTAGAACCAGTGTTCGATGTCATGATGATGTTCTTTATCTGGCCAGCTACACCAGCAACAATAGTACAATTTCCTGATGTTGAAGGATTTGTAATTAGTGTCGTATTAGTTGCAACTGAGATGGCACCCGGTGCGGCAATAGTATCTGGTGTGCCAGCAATGCTAACTTTACCAGAAAAAGACACCGGGGTAGGTACCGTAGCAAATACGTTGGCAATAGTAATATTTTTACTATCACTACCAGCTACGAGGTACAATTTGTCAGTAGCGGCAACAGATGTTGCCGCCGTGAGTTCACTTACTTTCGAATCAGCCATTTAAATACTCCTATTGTTCAAAGTATTTATATTAGCTTTCAGTCAGTGTGGCAGCGGTAGATGTTACATCATCTGCGCCTGTTGCACTAATAACACAACGGTACTTATTAGTTGAAAGACCTGTGTTGTCTGAAATATTCAAAGTAGCTGTTGTTGCTGTGGTGTATACACCGGCATTTGAAATGTTACTAAATGATCCTGTACCACCTGTCTGCAACTGCCACTGGAATGTCTGTGTGCCACCAGAACCAGAAATTGTAGAAACTACAGCAAACGACTCTGCTTCTCCACTAGCTTTAGTGCTATCAGAAGGCTGAGTAGTGATAGAGATCAAGAAGTCTTCAAACTCTGTATCTTCAGCATCGCCAGTAATACCATTCTTAGATAATGCTACTAATGTTTCTGAGATTTTACGAGATCCGTTAGTTCTTACGTGAACCCATCCAGCATGACCAGCACCAATATCTGGGTTGGCTGCCATTTCGTTCTCATCTACACCAAATGTAGTTTCAGATGTGTAACCACCAACTGAATTAGAACCAATAGATTTAGGCTTTTCGCTCAATGTGTAAGCGGCGCCTGCAGATTGTGCTACAATAGCAGTACCAGCGGCATTAGCATTTACTACCGTAGCGGCAGTATCAGATGCAATTGCAGTAATTCTGAAATCGATTGAGTTTGCGGTGAGAGTGTCACCAATTGCGCTTTCAGTAGTGAAAGCTGTGCTAGTTCCAGTAACAGCACCTGCAGTAGTAAGTGCTATGGTACCTGAACTAGTCTTATCGTCTGTTTTTCCCCATGCGGACATGATTGTGTTCTCCTAGTTTTTGTTTATACGTGTTTTTTAAAGTGATCGATGCTTGTATGACCGTGAGACTGCATTTTTTCTTTGTCTGCTGGCTTACCTGTCATATATTTATTCAAGAATTTAGCGGCGTGTCCCTTGCTAATTGTATGGGATTTTCCGTCTTGAAAAGTTACTTTCTTTCCAATAGACATTGCCTTTCTCAACTGAGGGACGATATGCTCTACGCTCTTGTCCGTCTTCGAATTATGCTTTACGTCTGGCTTATCTTGCTTAGTAGGTGCTAAACCTCTGCTGTCCCGCGCGGCATCTCTTCGTGCATCTTCTGCGGCACCTTCTTCAATGGCAAGTTCTTCTTGCTCGGCAGTATACTCATTGAATGAATCTAGATAACCAACTTCAAAGTCTTCATTCTTTGCGTTGTGCGCTCCATCTACTGCATTAAAGAATTTCTTTTTGTCTTCGTCAGACATATCTGATAATTTCTTACCAGTCTTTTTCAGCATCGCTTGAAATTTATCTTTGTACTCCATCTCTAAAAGAGATGTAATTTCTTCTGTTGTCCACTCTTCAGCGTATACAAAACCTTTTCTAACTGCCATCTCGCCGCGGCTTGCAGTTACTTTGCGTACCTTCTGAGTTTTTGGATTAGCAATTAGAGTATCTTTCTTTGCTTTTGGCTTTGGTGTTTTAGATCCAGGAATACCATAACCAACCGGCTTATTCATTTGATTTTTCTTAGTCATAGGACGACCAGATGCTCTTTGAACTTCTCCACCTTCAGCAACAACTTCTTCTTTCTTGATGCCAGGATCAGTTTCTTTTTCAGCAGTGGCTGATTTTTTAGATGCGGCTGCGGCTTTCTTCTGTGCTTTTAGCCTTGCATCTTCTTCCGCGGCAGTAGCCATGTCTTTAAATGCACCTTCACCTAAATTATGTTTTTTCCATACGTCTAACGGGGATGGTCCGGTCTCTTCTTTTTTCATTGGGTATCCTTGTGGGGCAGTTGATTTACCATATACTGGTTCCATTTTACCAGTTGCAGGATTTTTCTTTTGCCCAGTTTGTACTTTGGTTGTTTTTGATTTGGTTCGATTAAAAGAGTTAGATTCTGGATCTCGGTCCATCATGCCTTCTTTTTGCATGGACTTGGTACTACTTGAGTATGTATTCAACTCATAAGGATGAGTACCACCTTTATTATAGACTTGCACATGAATCATGTGCTTCTTACCAGATTCTTTATGTTTAGCAGGAATATTGACTCTAGTTGTTTTGCCATTTCCTGGCTTCTTGGAGTCTAATCCAATATGCTGTGCTTTATCATCAGGACTAGAGTGAATATTATCTCTTTTTGCATGATGTGAAAATGCATGATTGACTGCATCAGTATAGGACTTGTGACCAGTTTTATATTCGCTACCTTCAGTCAAATCGTCTTCGCTTACGAAATCTGCATCTTCAATACCAGATAGAATTGCTTCCATATCTTCGTCTGTCAATGTTTCTTCATCATCTGGATCAAATGCTTCGTTGCGCTTATTCTTTTGGAATTCGTTGAACGCTTTACGTCTATCATCGTTCGCTTTCTTTTCAGCTGGCGTCATCTGAGATACTGGCTTCTTCACTGCTGGTGTATCATATGCTTCATCGAAATCTTTTCTAACATACTCTTTACCACCGGCGCCAATGTCTGATACTCTTGTTTTGATTTTCTTAGGATCGACCTTAACTTTAATCATCTTTTTAGGTTTTTGTGGCGCGCCATATTCATCTAGCTGTTCTGCTTCTTCTTTTACTTCAGGCTTGTCATGCGAATAGCCCATCTTCTTCATGCGTAGATGATCTTCTTCTTTATCAGCTTTGTAACCTTTACCAGTTTTAGGATCGTACATCATATGAGGTTCGAATTCTTCTTTAACTGCTTTTGGTTTACCACAAGACTCACAGATTGCATCATCACAATCACAATCACATGAACAAGTTTCTTTTTCTTCTTGTTGATACTTGTTCTTTTGGGTGTTTTGTTTTGCTCTATTAAATACTGCATCGTCCCCTAAGACAATAAACATAAAGCTATTTAACAATGACTTAACGGCATCTCTTTCATTGGGTGCCATAGCTTTACCATCATTTAACTTTGCAAGACCCCTTTTTAGAATAGGAAGTTTAGCAGGTGACATTAAGCCCTGACGAACCAGCATATCTAGACGCCTCTT